AGACAAGAGCGTATGCGGCGGAGAGAGGCAATCGTGATACCGCCAAGAAGGAACGATTGAGATCAAGATTGGCGAAGAGCTTTGGCGTAGATAAAGTGGCTTATGATATAAAGAGTTTCACCAATGATGAGTACAACAGAGAAGCAGAAGTAAGTGTGCCACAGATCTATGATGCAAATTTCGCTAGTTTCGTAGCTATCCCAGATTCAGATCATATAGAAGTTAATAAAAGAGTCGCTCAATATGAAAAGATAATGGAACCGTTACAGTATTGCCCCAATCCAGTAGATACCGTAGCAGGAGTGAGCGAAATATTGGCAACAAGATTTCCTAGTAGTAGTGATTACAACGACACGCATTCGGGCTTTACACACAGAGAGTTTCCAGAAGTATCTAATGACGTGAGAATAAAGGAACCTAAACACTTCAAGACTATGGCGTTAGGAGAAGAAACAACCAATAGGTATTGGAGGTTTATGGCGCCAAATTTCGGAAGGAGAACAACCATGGCACCAGATAACATATTATATACACTGATAAAAAGATTTGGAACCAATAAGAAGAAGTACGAAATGAGCGACTACGAAATGACTAACAAACTTAGACAATCTTTCAACGCGCTAGTACCTAACAAAACAAGAATACAAGCTGATGACCTAAGTAATGCATATGCCGAACAAGTTCGCAGGATTAAGTTGAAAGGAGATAAAGTAAATGCTGCAGAGTTCAATAACACGTATGCAGACAGGTCGAAGATTACTTTATTCAATAAACCTCAGAAGAAAGTCAAGATGGCCGAAGAATCCTACTTACAGCACGATAATGGAACTTTGAAAGCAGGTCAACCTGTTTCAGCCCAACCCAAGTTTATAACGCATTTGATGGGTGTTATAATAACAGTACTAGAAAAGAACATAAGGAAAGACTTTAGGCCTGACGTAATGTTCGGGTATGGATATTCCAAGAAACAGATAGGCGAAGAAATAAGAAAAAGACTACACGGGTTAGAAGACCATGTTTGTTTTGAATCGGATATTAGTGAGATGGATTCGGTTAGAGATGGACCGATAAATGATGGATTTATGAGCTACGTTTATGAAAGTTATGGTGTCGATGAGACACTGACTAAATGGTTGCAAGCAAATAATGACTTTTGGGCCGCTGACGCGGAAACTATTAGAATGTCAGTTCAGGGCATGTTTCAGAGTGGGAGAGCAGACACATTATTTTCTAATTCGCTAGTTAACTTAACATTATGCAACATGTGTTTTGATATCACAGAACCTAAATTGATCATGTCACAAGGAGACGATTTCGTGTGTGTAGCCTCGAAGATCAGTATTAAACATCCATTTAAATTCTTTAAATGCGGAGAAGTAGAGATTCCAGAATTTACGAGTGATATAATAACCCAAGACGGGATATTCCCTTCAATAATCAAGAAAGCTGGTAAGTTAATCAATAGAGAGTTTAAAAGTGTGGAGGA